TGCTAATTTCAGATAGCATTTTAAAAACCCAAGATATACTAATCTTGGGTTTGAGCGTTTTAAGCTGGTAACTATTCCGACTTTTCAACAAATTTTTCGTAGGTATCAAATATATCTTTTAGAAGCAAGTTTAGATTGGTAACTGCGTCTAATAGACTGGTGCGAGAAGCCAAACGAGAATTGTTACAGTCTAAATTTTTTTCAATGCGACGACGAGCATTGATGATGCTACGGGTCAATAAAGTACATTCGTTTTCTTGCTCTCCATTGTAAGCAGAAAAATCAAAGTTATTAGACATAGAAAAAACAAGGTGGGTAAGGGTCTAAAAGGGGAACAAAGAGGGGTAGAGACTAAATCTACCCCTAGACTAGCACTACCAGTCTAAATTAAAACCATCATCAGTCGGATAGTTTTCCACAGGAATTAGAAGAGCAACATTTACTTTCCAATTACCATTGGTCATCTTTTTCTTGTCGGCAATCCGCAGAGTACAGGGTTTCTCACGAGAAATGATGGGGTTTCCACGCAAAGTAGTAGCTAAAGCTCTGTTACTCATGACACGAATGCCAGAGTCTAACGAAAGGATGTAAAAACCTCCATTTTCCGACTCTTTAAATTCATAACCTATTACGGTATGAACAGAATTTTCGTCCATCTCACGGAGAGGAATACCACCACCACCACCGGTATGGGGTTCACATAGAAAAGCCCCTAAGTTGTTTTCGTTGTTTTTGAGATACTTTGCAAACGCCCGTTTAAAAGATGCTTCTTGAGATTTCCGCTTCTCTAGGTCAGGTTCAGAGTAACGAACACTGAATTTGACAGTCAGACTTTCGGGAAACAGTTCTGTTTCTGGCAAGGTAATCTCAATGTCTCCGTTGTCTAAAGCCACATCGCAACCTTCTATGGCTTTAAAAGCTAATAGAGGAACAAAAAGTTTAGCTCCCATACGGACACCAACATTACGCCCTTTCAGCAATAACTCTTCATAAGCTTTGATTTCTTCTGGAGTTTTTGCTTTGATTTTTTCTTCGTCTGAAACAGGTGTGCTATCACATTCAAATAAGCTAGGATTTTTTTTAGCGTAGGCAGAATCTCGAAGCTTCTCGTTTGGGACGAAATACACAGTAGGGCTGAATAAGCGTTTAAAATTACCGTTATCGGCTTGTACTGTTAATACTGAGTCGTTATCGGAGAAATCCTCTCCAACGGACTCAAAAATGTATTTAAATTGGGACTTAAGAAGATTTCCAATTGACGAGTTTGGAATGTTGACGTAGGATTTATCCCAATTTTTCGAGGAAAGTAGGGCTTCAAATTTATCATAACTGACGACAGAGTTGTAGGACATAATTAGTAGGTTTTGAGAGAGTTTGGTTGATTTTGAGGTCTGATTTTTAATTTTTGCGAGAATCAGCAAAACTTGCATCTTAGACGTGAGCGGTGTAGAGGCTTAAACTAGAACCTAGTCGCTTTGTCTATATTTCCTATATTAGCTGGTTTTTTTCGAGTTGTCAACCCCTTTTTCAAAGATTTTACAAAAAGTCTGGAACAAAGTCATAGTAGCCCCAGAATGGTACACGGTGTCCAGCAGTCAAAAACCATTGATGAGCTTTTTGGATATGCTTTACACTTGAGTTAGGTGTACCAGCATTTGCTACTTGCACTATTTGGGTTTTAAATTGGGCGATATTGAGCAAATCGTATTGAGGTGGTGGATTTAACAGATTAATCACCTCTAGAGGGCTACCTTTTGACAAATTGTCAGATTTATCGCCTTTTTCAGCCTTAATATCCCAGACTTGGGTAGGGTTAGCAATTTGGGTTTTTTCCCTTTTGAGTGTGTGAGCGATTACTCCTTCTACATTTCTAAAACGAGGTGTCCATTTATCCATGCTGACCCATTGAACAGTTGTATCGACCCATGGTTCCTTAATTGCCTCGTCTAAAGAAAAATTCGCATTGAGACAACCATCATTGACTAATCCCATCCAATCCGAGTCGATAGTGTGAAGAAAGATTAAACGTTTAGGACTTGTGCGGACAAGTGCCGAAGCTATATCATCTGCTTCATATTTTTCAAATTTAAGGTAATGCAAGGGCGAGTTAGGTGCGTGAATGTAGTCAATACCAGCTTGATTGACATCATACCATTCATCTGTTTTAGTGGGTCTTCCTCCTTTATATTCGGGAAATCCTCGTTCTCTTAAATAATCGCTTCTCCAATAGGGTGAACTGTCGTCGACTACCACCACAGTATGCGGAAAATAAGGTAATCCAGTATAGCCCCTGTTTAATTTTAAAGCCCATGCCGCTTTTAACCATGATTTCACAGTCTCAGGGGGGCAGTTTGCTTTGATAAATTGATATTCAGAATAAATTTGATACACAGCAACTCGAAAATCTACCACCATTAAAGGGGCATTTGAAACATCAGACATAATTAAAGACCGGTATAGTTATTAAATATATGTCTGAGGTTCCAAAAAAAAGCCCTCTAATATGGTAGAGGGTCAAGTAGAGGGCTTAAGTAATAAGGAGTTACGATTTCATTATAACCGATTAGTTTAAATTTGTCAACAACTTTTTTTCTGATGACTAATACTACTGAGAACACATACTCACCTGATTGGGTTTCACCACCAGGAGAAACTCTTGCGTACATCCTAGAAGAAAGAAATATGTCTCAATCGGAACTCGCCCAACGCATGGGGTTGCCGAAAAAGACTATTAATCAACTAATAAAGGGTAAAGCGGAAATTACTATCCGTATTGCCTACAAAATGGAATTAGCTTTATGGATACCTTCTGCTCGTTTCTGGATAGAGCGAGAAAGACTTTACCGAGAATCTCTAGCAAATCAAAACCAATGCTAGATAGGGTTAGTATAGAGAAAAATCCATGTAAAAATTATCACTCTTCTTGACAGTTATTGAGAATTATTCTCGTTAGCTATAAACAAAAACTCAAATTGGTCTACGATTTTAGTAGGGTTTTTGTTGTCGGTTATGGTATATACAGGTGTTAGTCTAACCACGTCAAGGAGAGGGTTTGCCTACGGTCAGAAGCTGGTCTTTTTGACATTGGCACTATTGAAATTAATTCTCAACTAATTTACCATTTGACAAGCAGTCCTTTGGGTATGAATGGTATCCTATCTACCGTAAAAACGAGATACTGAGACTAATATATTCATCATAATAAATCGGTCTGGGCAACCAAAGAGGGAAAAAGCCCACAAGCCTTACCCCATAAGGGTTCCCAGTCCCACCAGCTAAAAGTTGAAGGGGTTCAAAACTATTTGCTAATCAATTAAAATACTTTAAAAGTCTTTTGAGCTTAACTGTCTAAAAAATATTTTGTCCTGAAGGTTGCGTTAGGATTTTCAGAAGGGCGTATAGAGAGCAAATCAGTATCTTTAATCAAAATCCACTTATCAGGATTAAGAATATCTTTAGCAGAACCACCACCAAAAGCATACCCAAAAAAGGAATAATTTTGATTGTCGGAGTATTCATTCACATTAAGCCAAAAATCTTCAGAAAGATTATTAACAGCCAACATTAGTGAAGCATTATAAGGGGAGTAGATGGTTAAATCGATATTGTTATTCATCGGAAATATCTGGTTCTTTAGGCAAAGGTTTTAATTGGTCGTCTAAACTTGGGAAGTTGTCTGTTAGAGTCGAGCCAGTAAGTCCATTCATTATAGCATTCATCACCATTTTGGGGGTAGCATTAGCAGGAAGTCCCCAAATTCTAGGATTTTTTATAGCAGAGTCAAAGAATTGGCTTGGTGTGTGATTTCTAATATAGTCAGCGTTAAGTCCTTGATTGATTATGAAATTAGTTACCTTATCAATTTCTTTAATCACGTTTTTTGTGTTCTTTATTTTTTCTTGAATATTTTTAATAGCCTCACTTTGGGAAGAATTTTGGTCTGAGGGTAACAAATCATTTATTGAAGCCGCAGACTGGGTTAAAAAAGCTAATCTTTCCTCTAATTTAGTCAAATTATTGACGTAAGAAGGTCTGATTCCATTTTTGTAGTAATTATACTTAGCGGAATTAGAGATAATAGCTTTTTCACTTGTTGAGGGTATTTCTTCAAGTAGGGATATTACTGCTTTTTCAACTTGTTCATAAAGTTCGATACGACGATACAAGTATAAATTATCACGAACCTCATCATGTCTTTCAGACTCTACTTGACCTTTACCAGCTTTTAACTTTCCTGTTTTGAGTCCTTCTTCTAATTCTGTCTGAAGTTTTTTAGAGACGTTTAATTTAGAAGCTAATTCAGAAAGGTTTGATAGTTGAGATTTTTGAATATCATTATCAGGTTTTATGGTGTAATTTTCGACAGGGTGTAATAAACCATATAAACTGTTGACTCTAGACTTCTCATGATAAGCAATGGGTAAATCCAGATATAACTTAGGCGAGTGGTTCATTTCAGAAATAGCTTTGTCCCAAGAAACAGTTTCTCCAGATTCAGGATTTTTAAACCCAATGATAGTGTTGTCGGTTTTGTCTACAATTAACTCCCAATTATTGCGATAATAACTTAATGGTAAATCTTTTAAAAAAACAGAACCTTTTAATTTTGCGCCTTTTTCCGAGAAATAATCTTTATAAAAATAAGATATATTACCACTTTCATCATAGTTTACGGTTAAGCCTAACAAATCTTCTTCGGAAATAGCTTTAAGTGAATCTTTACTATTACTACCATAAGCTTTTTCAATGGCAAAATAAGGATTACCATTAACATCAAAAGATGCAAATTGGTTTACATGATGGAGTTGATACCCCTGTTTAATTTTAGTAACTGGGACTTGATAAATATCATCTTTTTCCAAGTTAAAAAGAAAAAGTTGAATCCTTGCCTTATCAACATCATTACCAATCTCAAAAAGTAATTGTTCCCGTAATTGCATTAATTCTAAAATTGGTAATTTTTTTAAAAACGTATCCTTAATTTGGAGTTTATTGCTAAGAATAGTTCTATCACCTACGACTTCAGCATTTCTACCAAGTTTTGTAACATACTCAATTAATAGTTTTGTTTCTGTTTCTATTTCTTTTATTATTTCTTTATCAGATTTGGGTACTTTTGCGGATTCGTTAGCAATTAAAGCATTTCGTATAAGTTCTTCTTTTTGAATGTTAATGGAGTCTATAGTTGATTTCAGGAACTGTGCTATTTGCTCTTTGTCAGCAACTTTTTCGACCTTATATGTACCAGCTTCTTTTGCGGCTTTAAAGTCTTTTCGCTTTGAATTTGCAGAATCATTGACAGATTTAATGTCTTTAAATAGTTCATTAACTTTATATTCTGGAATAGTGCTTAATTTTGCCCAAGTCGTAGAACTTAAAAAAGAAGCAACTAACCTGCTTTCAAAAAATTCTTTGTTTAATGCGTCAACGTCGTTTTGTTTAACTAAAGCCGCTCTAATATCCTCTCTAAATTCTTTAAGGTTGTTTAGCATAACAGAAAAGTTTCGCTCACCCGATTTTAGCATAATACCGGCTGGTTTTATTTTACCTCTAGAATCTTTAGGTAAAGCTGTACCTTTGGAACTTAAAGGTTTACTTTTTTGAGTAACTATTTCTTCAATTTTTTCTAAAAGAGGCTTAATCTTTTTAGCAAAAGATATGCGAATCAATTTTGAGTTAGGTTGATTTTTTTTTGCACTTTTGGAATCCAGAGTTAAAAGATTAGGTTGAGACTCCTGATTTTGATTTTTAAGTTGAGATTTTTTATCTTTAGCTATCTTTTCCTTTCTTTGTTGACGATTAAATTTACCATAAGCTTTACTTACGGCTCCCTCAAATGTAAATTTCCCACTAGCATCTCTTTTAACATCAGATTCTTTAAAGATTCTGTATATGTTAAACTTACCAAAAGCTTTTGTGCGATAAGCAATTGACCCTTTAATTTTGGCTTTGGTATTTATTTTTAAGCCTTTAGCCTTTCTATTTCGCCTCATAACCAACTCCCTCTAAAACTTCTTCTGGCGTAGCGTCAATTAATTTACCTAATTCTTCAGCTAATATCATAATTATTTGTTTTGCTTCTTCAGGTGAAATATCTTCATTAAAATTAACAGAAGCAAGAATATCTTCAGTTTTATTATTAGAAAGAGTAGCTAAAGCATTAGCTAGATTTACCACAGTTTCAAAAGGGTCAACAGTTTTTTCAGTTTCTTCAGAATCAGTTGTGGGTGAGTTCTTACCTTCAGGGTTTTGAATAGCTTGCATTTCAAGCATTTGTTCTTTAATTCTGTCCCATTCTACTGAGGGGTCAAAGCCTAATAATTCTTGAGCAGTAGAAACAGAAACGATTTGGTTTAAGACTAAAGACGTAAGTTCTTCTAAACCAAGTTCAGGATGGTCGACTTTTGAGAAGTCTTGTAACGTTTCGTTATGAATAATTTCTTGTTCAAGAATTGAAGCGTTAGGGGTTAAAGCTCGTTGTAGGTCTTCAACCACTAGGCGCATAGCAGTATTGGAAATAGGAGTGTCTAAAGCCTCTAAAAGGGAAATTCTATTTACTTTTGTGTCAACAGTATCTAAAACAAATTCATTAAGACCAGAAACTGAAATTTGAGAAATTTCCTCTTTACTAAAACCCTGAGTTAAAGCAACTAATTTATAACATTCTTCAAGAAAAAACAATAATTGTTCACCGTAAGCGGCAAGAGCTTGTTCTTGACTAATAAAGTCCATACTTTTTGCTATGCCAGATTCTTGCATTGGTCTATCATCACCAGCAGAAATACCATTAGAAAAAATTAAATCTTTAATTCTACTTTCTAGTTTTCCTAGATAGCCAGCAATGGTATTAATAGCAGTACCTGTAGTTTCATTAAAAGTAAATCCTTGTCCAATTAATACTCGATGGTTTCCTGTTTGACCTCTGGCTTCTTCCAAGTCAACCATTTTATCTGCGGATTCTGACATAGGAGTAAATAATCTTTGAATTTGACCGGCAACATTTGCGGTATATGTCAAATTATTATGAACCCTAATATGTTCCAAAACTAAAAATATAGCTTCTTTAGTGACCCAAAGATTTTCAGGAATTTGAATTTTTACAACGGGAATAGTGCCTCTTTCATGAGCAACTTGTTTAAATAAAGGAATCATATAAGAACTTGAATTAAACTCCGATTGGACATCGGGTTCAAGTTTTCCTGTACTACTATAAATCATTGGGCAACGATAGCTAGTAATAAAAGTATCATCGATAAATGTCCATTTCAGAAAATATTGCGTTTCACCTACAGGGCTATATTTGGTTTCTAATTCTCTAATTTTTATCCATTTTAGCTTTCCATCAAGTTCTTGATAGTGAATTACAGAACGAGGGTCATACAACGCAATATAAGGCATTAAACCTAATTCTTCTTCTTCTTTTTTATTAGTCGGTAAAATGTCTAAATAATCTTTTTCTATTACTGCGTATACTTTTTCATATTTTAAAAGTTTAAAGAAAACATCTTTAATAAAAGCTTTTTCTTTTTGATGATTACCGTTAACAGATTCTCTAAATTTAGACCAAAATTCTTTGTGTTTAGGGCTTTCTGAAAAACCATTAATAGTATGATTAGATGCAGTCATTCTATTCAACAATTGAGCTAAACATTGCCCTAAAATAGGAACATAAGTGAAGAGTCTTTTACGGTATTTGTAAATTTCAGCATCTTCATCGGGTTTTTTAATTAAATATTTTTCTAAATTATCTTTTAATCTTTGCCCGCCGCCTAATAAGTCGTCAGTCATATTAAAAAGTTCCTGATTTTGTTCAACTTCAGGGTGGACAGATTCTAAAATTTCAAATGCTACTTTTTTTGGATATTCCATTTAAAAACCCAACGCTACTAGAGTGTTGGGCGATTTTAGGTTCATATTAAGCCCGCAAATAAAGAGTTAGACTTTGTAACGGGTCTTTCTGGTGTAGTAATGACAGAACCCTCTGGGATAATGTTTTCGATGTTTTTATGTTCTAAAGTTGCTAACACATATCTTAAAGCATCGCAATTACTCACTAATACTGCGTTTGAGCCAATTTTGATGAAGTAATTGTGTGACTCCTCGACTTCTATGTTATATACTCGGTTTATTGAGTATTTACCTACACATTCTAGGGCTGGGCTTGACCCTAGTGTATCTGCTAAGTTAGAAATTCCTATAAGTGACAGCCATTGAGATTTGTCAAGATTTTTTAAATGGTTCGTAACACTAAGGTTCTCGGCACTTATCAAACCATTATAAGTGTAAAAAGGGTGGTCTGGAGTACAGCGCACAATAGCTGAAGAATTGTAATCTTTAACTTCTATCGTTTCTGCCAATCGGGAACCAGTGAAAGTAATATTTTTTAATCCATTAGAAGACCACACTTTGTCTTTAACTTTCAGGCTTTCTATATTTTGCCATCCTGTTTCTGTTAAAACCTGTGTGCCAGCCGCAAAACAAAGATGGTCTTGTTGAGATTCAGCAACTTCTTCTTTAATAAATCCTTCTTTGGATGCCCGATGATATGCTCCCATATCTTCATAAACCCTTCTGCAAGATTCGGCTATCATTAAGCGTTTTTGATAAAGTAAAGTGTTTACAATACCATTACCTTCACTAACACGATTATAACCCCCCATAAGTTTAGGAATCCCTGACTTTCTCATAGTTAAAATTCTACCGGGTTGTGAAGGGTCAGCAAATGAACGGCTCACATTGTGTTCACTCACAAACTGAAGAGCTTTGTCGTTGTGAACTCGTTGTTCAATGGCAGTATTAGGGTTAGGATTTTCCCAGAAATCAATAATAAAGTAAGTGTTACCCATTTTACCTACCACAACTAAAGCAGGATTGACATCCCCCCAGTCAACACCTAAATATACTTGTTCAAAGTAAGTAGGTAAATTCTCATCAGAAATAATATTGTCAGTAGATAAGGAAGAAAAAATTTGACCATCAAAATTTTCCCAAGAAGCCAAACATTCTTGTCTAAATACTTTTTCTGGTAAAGATTCTTTTATACGTTCAATTTCTTCACGAGGAATAAAGGGGTTGTCATAAATTGTACGATGGAAAGAACCCCAATCTTTGTATTTATCCCCATTTTCGTACAAACTGTGAAAAAAAGTTCCATAACCTTTAGGCGTATTATGACTAATAAACCCGTTACTCCAGAAAGAATTTGTGTTAGGTACTGTAAAATCGTAAGTCTGATTTTCAGAGTCACTAATTGATTCTATAGTGTCCCAAAAATAGTCATTAGAATTAAAGGGTTCATCGGGAGGGTTTAATTTTTGTACTCCTAGGCTACTTGTTTTTTTGTTATCAGACCCAAAACCAATTAATTGACAATAAGTGTCAAAATGTGAACCAGTTAGTTCTAATTGTGCCATTTCTGGGTCATGTGGTAATAAAAAAACTTTTGCAATTACTCCTAAGTTAGAAAGTAACAATTGAAATTGTTGAGCTAATGTTTTATTACAAGTGAAATGAATAATTTTTGCTACTCTGTTACCTGTAGTACCAATCGAACCAGCAATGTCCATAAACCCTTGAATAAAAGAGATAGCCCAAGATTTACGCCCTTGAAACAACCATAATGGTAAGGTTCTTCTTCTCCGACTCACAGTGGACATCCCTATATGCTTTAGTAACTCTACTAAATCGTTATCTACATACGACCAAACATTTCCTACATCTTGTTTAAATATAGCCCCTAAAATCTTACCACTTTCTAGAAACTCTCTCATTTGTTGTGTAGTAGTTTTTACGGTAATGTAATACTTACCATTTTGTTTTTTGTGGGTTCCTTGAGATAACCATAGACCAAGAAAATAGGCAAAATCTTTGGTCATGCCTTGATTAGGTTGTAGCCAACCTTTTGTTTTAGGGACATATTGTCTTTTGATTTTGAAACCATCTATAGGGTCTTTCGTACCCCAAATGTCCATACCATGTGCTATAGCCACTGTGTCCCCCTCTTTTAGTTCTTCCATTTTTTTCCAGCCATTTTTTGTCCAAATAGGATGGTTTAAAGAAGCTTCTAAAGTGAATCCAAAAGAAGATGTGATGATTTTGGTATTGGTATATCCATTATTAAAAAAAGAATCTGCTTTATGAAATTCATTATTGAGTCCATAAAGTTCAACATCCTTTAGCGGTTGATACTCTTTTGCACAACTATCCTGATTAAATTCAACAATTTCTGTCATGCCTTGTCTAGGTAAGACAAAGGTGTTAGGAGCCACACAACCTGTTAATAAAGCACATGACCCTTTTGTATCAATTAATGCTGGCATAATAACTTCCGACCATGCTATAGGTTTAACGTCTTGCATTTCATCTAATCCTGCGAAATAAATTTTTAACCCTCTACAATTGTCTCCATTGTCCTCATTTAAACCCCTTAAAATTATATCCGGTTTGTTTCCTTTAACTGAAATTCGACATTCAGATTTATAAATTCTCTCTATTCCAGGATGCCCATCTAATAATTTTACTAAAGGATTCCAATGAATTTGTTTGGCTTGTTTTAATGAGGGCATTCCCAATAAAACTACAGGCGGTGATGCTTTATCATACGCCCCTTTATAATTGAGTGCCTTATCTATAATCATTGTCAACATAAGTCTCGATTTACCGTATCTTCGGGAACTCACTAATACTTTAAATCTTTTAGGACTAACAAATACTGTTTGTTGACCAGGGTGCAAATATAACTTTAATGTTTTATTCCTTTTTAACATCCAAAACCCTATTCAAAGTTTATCGAAACTCACATCAAAAAAATGGGCGAAACTTTCCTTAACTTTATGCGTCTTATCACAGATTTGCAAAAACCCCTTGACAATCTAGTTTAGAAGTGCTATTATATATATAACTGGTATCAACTAAGATTAAATTATGCGTCAATCCACCGACAAAGACTTTGTTAATGCACTAACTTCTTACTGGGAGTTCACAAGCACTACTGTCGTATATCCTTCAAAAAAATCACTGGAATACGTCACTCTCGGTTTGATTAGTGAAATCAACGAATTGGTTAACAACTCTTTTGCTTTGCTTATGGCTCATCAAGAAGGTGAGCTAGAGGTCGAAGAAAGTGTTTTAGACATAGAACGAACCAAGTTGCTTTTAGAACTAGGCGATATACTTTACTATGTGACTCGTTTGTGTATTCACCTCGGTTATCGCTCTGTCAAAAATTTTCTAGTTAATGCTAAAATTTATCAAGAGTCGAAATTTAATAAAAGTCTTGAAAAATCTGATTTTTTCTCGACTTACATGACTCTTAATCTTGCGTCGGGAACATTAGCTGGGCTTATCAAAAAATATGTTCGTGGTGACTCCAATTATCAAGACTTGTCTCTTTTACAGGTTTTTTGTGAATCCTCCCTATTCATTCTGTTCTTGACAATAGACGAACTAGCCTATGAATTGAATAGTGATTTGAAAACTGTCATGGACGATAATACTAATAAATTGACAAAACGGAAAAATGCGGGTACTATTCAAGGAGACGGGGATTTCCGTTAAGGTTTGTCATTATTAAGCTTGGTGAACTGTTACCAACAAAAGTTGGCAACCTTTTTTTTTTTTTTTGATTAAGCCGCTAAAGCAGTTAATACATGAGGAATTATAGGGTGTCTTACACATGAACCTTTAGGAAACCAAACAACCCCTACATCT